ATATCGAAAATAAATTATTATGAAACACCCACTTGACAACGGCGGCGGAATCTGGTAGGTGTTTTATATGCCCGCCGAAATGCAAGTGAATCCACAAACGGGGTTTTTGGAAGTCACCTCGAAAAAAATCAATTCATTTGACTCCGACAAGAAATCCCAGATTCTTCAACTCCTGGCGGATTTTGCCGAATCCGGTAAATGGCCTAACGTTTCACGCATCTGCAAAATGTTGAATGTGTCGCCGTCGGTGTTTTACGATCACTTGCAGATCGACGCTGAATTTAAATTAGCGTATGAAAATGCGGTCGCAGCCCTGGAAGATTCACTCGCAGAAAACCTCGTTAGACAAGGGCAAAATGCGAATGGCATTACGGCCAATATCTTTCTACTCAAGAATCGATGGCCGCAACGCTGGAACGACGGCCTTAACTTTAATTTACGTGGAGATACAGGAGCGTTAAGAGAGTTTATCGGCGGTCATCGTGGTTTTATCGACGCTGAGGAAGTGTTAACACCGCTTAACACCGTCGATAAAAATGGAATTGTTAACGAAAGTAAATCATTAACAGCGATTAACTCCGACGGAAATGTTAATAAAGTTAACAACCCTTCCAGTTCTGAAGTTACCACACCCCCCACCCCCTTGACATTGACTGATCCCTACCATGACCGCAAAAAATAAAAAGACCTCTTACCGTGTACGAAGTCCTCGCGGCACCCGAAGGGTGAGAAACGTTTATCGACTGGATCTCGCCGCTTCCGCTCCGCAGGCCCACGCTCACCTTTCGTCCATCTTTCAGGATGTCACCGACGGAGAAGGCACAAAGATTCTTCCCTACCAGCGCCGTCAGTCCGACGGCCAGGACCCGGACCCGAGTCCGAACCGTGGTCGTTAGTCGACGAGAGATTTCCGGTGTGGACGTTGACCCTGACCTTCCTAAAAGCGCCGTGGACGTTCCCGACGATCAGGCGGTCACTCGTCGATGACCCGTCAAGAACTTCAGGCTAGTATCGAAAAAATGAAGTTCATGAACGCCAAAAGTTTAAAACATCTCTGTCAACTATTTCTGAACACACCGCACTGGTCACGGGTGCATTCGGAACTCGACATGTTCATGCGCTCGGCCGGTAACCGCATTCATATTGAACTGCCGCGGGGTCACTTGAAGAGTTGGATCATCACCAAAGGCTGGGCGATTCAGCAGATGCTCCGGGACCCCAACGTGCGCGTCCTGATTGTGAACGCCACCGAAGAAAACGCGGTCAAGTTCATGCGCACGATTGAACGCTACCTGAGTGCGGGGTCCCTTTTGGAAAAATTGTACGGCCGGTTTGAGTCGGCGGTCTGGAACCAGAACGAATTTATCATTCGCCAAAGGACCGCCGTGCTGGATGCTCCGACGATGATGGCGGCTGGCTTACAGAAAACCTTAACCAGCCAACACTACGACGTGATTATTGCCGACGACTTAGTGGAGCCGGACAATGTTCGCACGAAAGAGCAGCGCGAGAAAGTCCATGATTTTTATTTAAGTCTCTACGACTTGCTGGAACCTTCGGGTCGGCTAGTGGTGATCGGAACGCGCTACCATCAGGACGATCTCTATGCACGGATCCTGGAGGAAAACGCGCAGCATCACAACTGGAGTATTTTTGTTCGGAGCTGCTACAATCCTGACGGCAGTATTGTTTTTCCGGAGAAGTTCACGCAGGCGCAGTTGGACGACATCAAAAAGAAAAGCTACTATCACTTCTCGACGCAATATTTGAATGATCCCATCGATCCTGAGAATGCGGATTTTAAATCCAACCAAATAAAATTTTATGATCCTACGACTCCGCATCCCAGCTCGCTTTACTTGACGATTGATCCCGCCATTGCGCTAGGTCGTGACGCGGATTATTCTGCGTTGGTGGTGGCGGGGATGTTTAAGGGCTACCGGATTCGCGTGGTCGATTATCGCCATCTTCGTTTAGCACCGGATTCCCTGATTGAAAATATTTTTGATTTGGTCAAGAAATGGAGGCTCCACCGTGTCGGCATTGAAACCTTTGCGTTCCAGAAAACGCTCAAGTATGACCTCCATCGACAGCAACGTGAGCGTGGCATTTTCTTTAGCATTGACGAACTCGGAAAACGTCATTCGGGACGCGGCGAGCAGATACTCTCAAAAGAAGCTCGCATTCGACGACTTCAACCGTATTTTGAACAGGGCCTTGTGGAACTTCGCATGGACATGCAAGAACTCTGTGACGAGCTTTTATCGTTCCCGCGAGGAAGACACGACGACTTAATTGACGCGTTATCCTACCAACTAGATTATTTAGTTCCTTCCCAGAACCGGGTGGCGCCTGTCGTTGAGAATCCACACGGGTCGATGGGGTGGTGGTTGAAACATCACATGCCCGAACCGAAGTTAACGGTCTACGAAAAGTTTTTCAAGGATTTGCGGTGACGACCCTACGCCCGCTTAAATCGGAGCGTCCCAAAAATAATTTTATTCGCCTGCGTCCTGGCCGGTCTAAACCCTACCGATGTCGTCGAGAACACCTTCCGTTATCTGAAGAAGAAAAGCGCTGGTTTAAAATAGCGTGTATCGAAATCTCTTGACAAATAACGTCATTTCGATTATTTAGTAGGCGATGCCCTTACACGCCACGTCCCAGCGAGGAATCATGGAAGAAGAAATGCACCGGTTCAAGCACGGCGAACTTCATAGCGGCCGAGGAAAAAAGAAAGTGAAAAAAAGGTCTCAAGCGATTGCGATTGCCCTGTCCGAAGCGCGTAAACACTCCCGATGAATTCCTCGTCCTCCTCCTCCAAGAAACCCTATCCGTCGAATCGACTCTCCCAGTGGACCGGCGGGGATTCCGACATGATGCCGTCGGTGTCCCGCAAGAAATCAAATAGTTCATCGTCAGTTCCTCGTCACAAAAGAATGGGTTTAAAGATTCGAGAACTTCGTCTGAAAGGATACCGCTAATGGACCGTGACGAAATTTGTGAAAAGTTAGAAGAACTCCGTCAATATGTTTTGGAAAATGAACAGGCATCGGCGATGATTGATGAATTGATCATGGCGGTTCGAGGTCTCTAGTGCCTGACGAAAAAGATAAAGATAAAGTCGGACTGGGCGAAACCCCGAATTTAGATTCCGAAAAAAAAGAAGTGGAAGCCTGGCTCCGGACGATGACCAAGGTAGAAAAGAACCGCGATGAAATAGGGTCGAAGGCGGGATGGTCGCGGTTCATTGACGAATTCAAAAATGAGTGGGGCTGGTTGCAGCGCACGGTGAAAATTCCACTGATTCCGACCAACCTCATTTATTCCTACACGAAAACCGAAATTGCCCGTCTTTATTTCCGGGATCCATGGATTACGGTCAATCCCAAACGCATTGAAGATATTGGGGCCTCGCAAATTGCTGAGCAGATCATCAATTATATTTGGGGCGAGCTCGCCTTAAAATCAGAAATTAAGAAGGCGCTTTTGGATGCGATTTTAGTCGGGCATGGCTGGATCAAATGCGGGTATGTGGCGACCTTTGGGACGGTCGAGAGCCAGCCGAAGGAAGAACCGAAACGGGGTCCGGGTCGACCTCCGAAAAAAGTGGCGGAAGTCGAAACGTCCGAATACGTGAAATCCGAAAATGTGTTTTCCTATCACGTCCCCTACAAAGATATTTTGTTTGATCCTTCGGCGTCCTTTCCGGCTCCGCACAATGCGCGGTGGATGGCGCACAAGATTATCAAGCCACTTCGAGCGATCAAAGAATCCGGGATTTACGATCACACCGATGAACTCAAGACGTCCTCGGCCCTGGCCGATCCGAAAGCCGATTACGATACCGGGGATGGCGGCACGGCGTCGACGGCTAAAGACAAAGATGTTCGGACGGCGACGTTATATGAGATTTATGATTTAGACAATATGCGAGTTGTGACCGTCTCATCGGGCTGTCCGTACTACCTCAACAAAATAAATTATCCGGAGTGGCTCTCCGGGGGTTTTCCCTTTTCGATGCTCGCTTTCAATCCGGTGCCGGGGGACGTTTTTCCGTTGTCGGATGTGGCTCCGCAGGAACCGCTGGTGATTGAAATGATGAAAATTGCGTCCTTGTGGATCAACCATTTGAAACGCTGGAACCGCCAGATTTTTATTGAACCGGACCTGTTCACCGATGAAGAACTCGACAAATTCAAAGATGGCAATGACGGTGCGATCATTCGGGCGCAAGGCCCGATCAAAGACAAATACGACATTCCGCAGTATCCGGCGGTGCAACAGGATTCCTACCAGATTTATAACGAAGCCTATAAACTTTACCAGGTGGTTTCCGGGCAGACGCCTGCCGATCAGGGTGGACAAGCCAAAGTCCCAACCCGGACTCTGGGGGAACTACGCCTTCAGATGATGGGCGGTCATGCTCGAGCGGATGAAAAAGTAGATGTCCTAGAGGACTTCATCGCGGAGATTGCCCGGAAATTACTTGGGATTATGCAGAAGAAATATGACTTGCCGAAGATCACCCGGATTGTGGGAACGCAATCCGTCCAGAAAAAATTACAAGGTCCTTTAGGCCAGCGCCCTTCGGCGCAACCGAACGCCATGGGGGGACAAGTGAATCCGATTGCCGCGCAATCCTTTACCTCGGACTTTTCGTTTTCCTGGAATCGTCAAGATATTTTAGGCGAGATGGATGTCGACGTGGTAGCGGGCTCGACGGTCCCTATGGACAGAGAATCTCAACTCCAAATCCTAGAGAAAATGATTCCTCTGTTACCCGCGGCGGGGGTAACCCCAGGGTCCCCTGCGGCGAAGGCTTATGCGCGGGAAGTGTTCAGGTTGGTAGGGATTCAATCGGTGGAAGCGATCATGGATTTAGTGGATCAGCAACCGCCGCAACCGCCTCCGAAGTTGATGGAGATCCAGGCCAAAGTGCAAGCCAAGAAACAGGAATCCGCGGTCAAGGTTCAAGGGATGCGTGAGCAGAACCAGATCAAATTACAGGGGATGCGCGAGAAGTTAGCCGTGGACCACCAGAAGCATCAATTGGACACGCACAAAAATATTATCAACACGATTTTGCAAGGCGTCCGATCGAATCAAGGCGGGGGGGAAGGAAACGGTAACGGAAATGGCTAGCAAGGTATCGTCACTCTCCAAAGTGTTAGGGCATTATCGCTATGATGCCGGGGCTCACATGTACAATGCACGAGACGGTGCCCGGGACGGCGGCACTTACGGAAAAGAGAAGCAGCACCGGATTCGTAAAGCCATCCACAAAATCCGGTCTCGTGCCTCCGGTATGACGGCTGACATCGGTGGTGCTAAAGAAGCGCAAGGAACGATAGATAATCCGTATGAGAAGTCGCCTCCGCAATAGGGTGCATAATGAGTTTTACCTGTAATCGGTGTCACAACGAGAAGGCGTACCACGTAAAATCCGTCTATGAAAACGGGATCGTGGTAGACGTCTGTGACCGGTGTGGAATCTCCGGCACCTTTTATCAACCGGACGTCTATTTCAAAGAGCCGTACTGGGACCCGCATTTAGGGTCGGAGCGTGATCCCGGCCCGAAGTATGTGACGAGTCGTGCTCACAAGGCAGAACTTTTAAAAAGAAACAATTTACGTGAAGCTGGAGACCGGGTGCATGGCGCATCGAGTTTTGATCCGTCGTATTCCCGCACGGCTCACGAGAACTTCAGAAAACAACAGGAGGCCCGACATGCTAGATGAAATGATTAATTCGACCAAGCCCTACAATAAGAGTTCCGGCACACAGGGGATTGGTGACACGATCAAGTTGATGAACGAGCATGACATGAATGCGTTAAACGATCCGATTGGTAATGAATCGTCTGAGAAAGGTCACACGAACCCGAAGAAATACAACAAAAATTCGTAAGTTCCAGGAGAATTTTTATGGCGGTTCATGAAGCCTTAGAGCGTGTTCGCACGTCGGATTACGGGTTTGGGAAAGATAACGACCAAGAATCCGGTTCCGATGAAAAGGACGCAGATTCCAAATCGCGAGTGATTCAGTTGTCCGATGACGAGATGAAAGGGTTAGCGGGGTATGTAGGCGCTCCTGGGGAAGAAGTCCGGTGTGAGGTGACTGGGACGTTAGAAGAAGACGGTCATTTCCATGTGATGTCGGTGTCGGCTCCGGGAGGTGGAATGGGCCAGGACGCCATGCAAAAAGTAGCGGGTTTAGACCAGGCTCCGGTGATGCGTTCGCAGACGCAGATCAGTCCAAGTTAAGGGGGGATTTATGTCAGATGATCAAGTGATAGTGACGGGTCAGGACGTGAAACCTTCGGGGTCGGGGTCCGATCCGTTTTCTTTGGATGAGACGAAATTTGCGTCGCTAGCGCCGGAACAACGGGCGGCGTTGGACCCGGTGTTGGAGGAATGGAAAACTCGTGCCAAAGGCGAAATCGAAAAAACTGATAAGACGTGGGAAGAAAAATATAAGCCGATTGAAGAAAAAGCCCGGGCTCTGGATGAGTTGGTTAAAGACCCCAGGTTTCAAGGTTGGTGGAACAACTTAGCTAACGCCGCTTCCGGGGGTCAAGGCACGCAAGGCGCTAAACCCCAAGATTTTGCGACGCCTGAAGAATGGCAACAGGCGGTCTCAGACGCTTATACCGGTAACGGCGCCAAGATGAAAGAGATTCAAGGTCGCCTGTTTGCGGCGATGGCCTCGCCCGTGGTTCAGGAACTCAAAAAAAGTCAGGAAGAACTGAAGTTATCGCAGGAAGAATTCCGGACCACGCAGGAGATGAAAGATTTATTTGCTCGGCACGAGGACGCCAAAGACCTCGACTTAATTGGCCGCAATTCCTCGGATCCGAAGGATGAATCGGAGTCACTTTTGGAGATGTGTTTAAACTGGGCTGATGAAAATGGAAAGTCGTTGGAAGAAGGCTACCAAAAAGCGGTTTCTTGGGCGAACGCCCTTCGGGTGGGCGCTGAGCAGAAGGCGATGGGGCTAGTGCAATCCAAAAAAGAATCGATCACGGCCGGTCCCCAGAAATCGCAAGGGGGAGTGACAGTCGTGGAAGTGGCCGATGCGGAAGAGTTGATGCAGAAGAACATGGAATATCTCATCAATAACCAGACGCCACCCAAATTTGTAATTCGCAAGGCTGAACCTGTCACCTCGGGAAACCGTTGGGGACAGCGCAATTAAATATGACGCCAACTTACCCTATTGATGATGGCATGGATTGTATTAGAATGAACTCCATATTCTTTGGAAAGAAAAGTTTTAGATATTCCTTCTTTGAATTTATTTCTTATTTCAAGTACCTGTTTTTCATTGAGAATCGCATGGTTATGATTTTCTCCAAAGGAATGTCGTCGTTTAGATATTTTTTCAAGTCTATTTTCTTCATCTGTTCCAGCCCTAAGATGTTCTGGTCGGATGCAAGCGCGATTATCGCAGGAATGAAGAATATGAAGTTTATGGGGTATTCTTCCGTGATGAATAATATAGGAAACGCGATGTGTACTATGGAGTGTTCCACAGACTACAATCTGACCGTATCCTCTAGTATCGAAAGAACCAATCCAATTCCAGCAAGTATCCGTCTTTTTTACAGATTTCCAGAAACGATTTTTCATTCTGTTGACGTAGTAAGTAAGGACTTCTTTCATGGATGTTACGTACATGATAGGTCTCCTTTAGATGTAATGTGTGCTAAATTCTGCGGCTTTGACCGTTAGAATATATCACATTTAGGGGTAGAAAGTATAGATAAAAACATATGGCCGATCAAATTTTCACTTACGGCCCCAGTAACGTAGGAAGTCTCATTGCAACAACGCTAAGCAACTATGGGAGAGAACTGTCCGACAATGTACACAAAGCAATTCCGCTCTTCGCCTGGCTTTCTGTGAAGAAGAAAATCACCGAAGATGGCGGTGCTACCGTCATTCGTCCGGTGGTCTATTCCTCGAACTCAACCGCCGCGTTTTATGCGTCGGATGATGTGTTGGATACGACGATCCAGGATAACTTCACCGCCGCCCAGTGGCAATGGCGACAAGCCGCAGTGTCGATCTCGATCACCGGTCGCATTGAGTTGCAAAATATGGGTAAGTCCCAGGCGATTTCTTACGCCAAGGGCTACACCGACAATGCGCTGGCCTCCTTGAAAGAAGTGATTGATCAGAAGTTGTATGCGACTTCGCAATTGGGAAATAACATCACACCCTTACCGGCGATTGTGAATAACACGGGAACGGTGGGTGACATTAACGGGGGCACGAACACCTGGTGGCAATCTCAGTTGCAAGCGTCCGGTTCTTTTGCGGCACGCGGACTTTCCGACTTGCGGTTAATCTGGGATAACGTTTCGGTGCGTATGCCGGCCGGGGGCCCAGATCTGATCATTTCCGATCAGACCTCCTATGAAGCCTACGAAGCGACCTTGGTTCCCACGGTACGCTACACGGACGTCTACATGGGCGATTTGGGTTTCTCAAACCTCAAATACAAAGATGCCGTCTGGACGTGGGATCCGAATGGAACTTCGGGATACATTTTCCTATTGAATTCCAAGGCGTTAGAATTAGTACAGCACGAAAAACGGTTGTTTTCTCTATCGGAATGGGTGAAACCGTCCAACCAGGACCTGATGGTTGCGCAACTGTTCTGGGCGGGTGAACTCACCACGAAAAATCGTCGAAAGCTCGGTCTTTTAACGGGTGTAACGGCTTAGGAGGGCGATATGGCATTTTCTACATCGAATATCCAAGTGTCGTATGCACCGCCCCTAAAGCTCTTTATTGGCGATTGGTCAGGAGCAGCGGGGGATGCGGCTGGAACGATCTCTATTGGCGGACGGTATGTGGGTTCTTTATGGTTTAAGAACGATAGTACATCCGTAAACCAGCAGACAAGTCAGATCTTTCCAGTGGTTAACTGGGACGGTAACGTTCCGGGGACGCTCACGGTACAGAATCAAGATAACGTGACCACGGGATCATTTATTATTTTTACACGCGGTCAGTAACACTTGCAATAGTTTTACCGGGTGACATCGCACCGGATGGTGCGGACGGAAGTAAGGGGTCTTCTATGACGGCAATCCGCCTGCACCCGGGACAAGGGGTAGAAACGAGTTAAGACATGCTTTTTAAGCAAGCCTCAGCGGGAGATGAAAAAGTATTTGTGACGGTCAAAAATGTCGATGCGGCCTCGATTACGACTGGTAACGGGGTGATGTTCACGATCGCCGCGGCCGGTGCCTCGTTCGACGGAATTCAGGCGGTGAACGCCATTTCCACTGGCGGTCAGAGTTTGACCGGTTTGTTGGGTGTGGCCGTTAAAGACATCGCGGTGAACGCCTTCGGATTGGTACAGACCTACGGCAACTGTTTGTCGGTCCTGATCTCGGTAATGAACACTTCGATCACGATTGGTACGGGAAATCCTTTAACGCCGGGTCCAGTGATTGGATCATGGAGTTCCGTGGCGGGTGCGCCGACTTACGCACTGTCCGGGTTCGGATACATTATTGCGTCTAACCCGCCATCCAACACGCTATCGCAGGCGGCTCCGTTGTATAGTTCCGGGTTTATTCGCTGTCTAAAATAAATGTTCTTTAAGGGGACCTTAGATCGTTGGCTGGATGCGAGATTGGGCGACGGCAAGACGCCGAATCTCCCCAGCCGACTGATCGAGTGTAAATTATGCAGGAAAGTGTGGAATGTGAACGACCTGGAGAAAACGTGTCGACACCCGCAGGAATTGGTGTCGGAAACGTTCTGGAACTACTTCCGAAGTCTCCGGTCGTAGAGAAGGTCTACAAAGTGATTGTGGGGATTCCCTTAATGGGAGGAACCCCCGCAGCGTCTTATCATGATCGTCTTTTGATGTTCAAGTATTTAGGACACCGGGAAGAAGATGATTTCCACAATAAAGTGTCCCCGCGTTACTGTTTTTCCTTGAACGTCACAGGGGACATTTTAGTGCAGTATGCCCGGGAACGGTTCGCTCAGTCGGTGATTGAAATGGATGCGGATTACTTGTTGATGATTGACGACGACATGTTAGCGCCCCCGGACCTGTTTTTTAAACTGGTAGAAAACGATAAAGACATCTGTGGAGCGTTAGCTTTCACCCGAAATCCCGACCATAAACCGGTGATTTACGATGTGATTGAAGGTCGGGATCCGGTAACGCATCAAGATTATTACATTAACAAATTTGCGATGAATTATCCCCGGAATTCTCTCGTCCAATGTGACGCTGTAGGTTTCGGGGCAGTTTTAATTAAACGGCGAGTCATTGACGCCATGAAAGAGCCTCGGTTTATGGGCCTTTCGGGTTGCGGGGAAGATATTACCTTCTGTTACAAAGCTAAAAAGTTAGGGTTTGAAGTGTGGATGGATACCCGCATAAAGTTGGGTCATTTAGGGGCTCCTACGATTGTCACCGAAGAGTACGCCGATAACTGGTTGCGCATGACACCGGACCAGCGCTCTAAGTTTTATGGGGCTTACACCCGATACCCTACGATGGAGATCAAATGAGTACGGTAGCTATCGTAATACCTTCCTGGAATAACAATCAGTATTTGATTCCTTGTTTAAACTCGATTCTTTCGCCCCTTGCAACGGAAGACCTAGTGCATGTCTACGTGGTGAATAATGGCGACCCGAAAAACATGGAGGTGATTGACCATCCCCGAGTAACAATTTTACAGCAAGAGGGTAACGTGGGATGGGAAGGGGGCCTGAAGGCGGGACTGGCGGCTTCCCAAGAAGAGTTCATTATTTTCATGAACGACGACACGTATATCCCGCTTCCATCGCTTCGTTGGGTGAACTATCTGCTGGAACATTTCAAGATTCCTGAAGTGGCGGCTGTCGGTCCGACATCCAATTGTGTGATGGGAGCCCAAAACATTTTTGTGGATCTGGAACCTTCCCGAGACGTGTTGGTAGTGAACTATTTAATTGGTTTCTGTATGATGGTTCGACGATCCGCGGTAGAAGCGGCAGGGGGAATCGATGATTCTTTGCCAGGAGGTGACGATCTTGACCTTTCGATTCGACTCCGAAAAGCTGGGTATCGTTTGTTGGTTGATCGTAATGTGTTTGTTTATCATCATGGCTTTAAAACGGGTGAACGAGTCAAAGGGGGTCCCGAAACCATCGGTGGTTGGAACTCCATCCAAATGATGGAACGCACCAATTTCGCTTTGATGGAAAAGCATGGCCTTTACGCATGGATTGAGTGCATGAACCAACTTCCCAGTAACACCACCCCCTTTGACCCGCAGAAGGGCTGGCGTGAAGATACCGAGGCCGATGTAGTCAGGCAGTTTGTAGTGGGGGAAAAAGTATTAGAACTAGGTTGCGGAATGCGAAAAACCGTCCCGAATGCGTTGGGAGTCGACCGTATTCCTGCGGGCGAACAGATTCGAGGCGTAGCGCCTAACGTGTATTCCCTGGCCGATGTGGTAGCCAATGTCGAAGGGCCGCTTCCCATGGAATCCGGTCAATTTGACACGGTGATTGCCCGGCATGTCCTGGAGCATTGCGTCGACTCCGTTATGGCGCTCCGAGAATGGGGAAGGGTCTTAAAACATGGCGGGCGGTTGATTATTGCCGTGCCGAATCACCAGCTTCGCAACACTATCCCGATGAATATTGAGCATGTCCGGGCCTTTACGCCGGAAAGCCTGAAAAATCAGATGGAATCACTCGGTTTTAAGACGGTGGATATGCTCGATCCCAAAAACTATGTCAGTTTCGTAGGAGTGTTTGAAGCTAATGGACTTCACTAAACCGCGTGTAGCGATCTATTATGACGTGTTGCCACAGACCAATTTCAGGAATGATGGCGCTCCCCTAGCGATTCATTATAACCTCCAGAAACTCTTAAACAATAAAACGATGGGTGATCTCCAACGGGAAGGCATGACCGATTCCGGTAATGTTGTGCATCTGTCCCCGATCAATCCCACCTCGCAGCACGGCACTTTCGACCTAAATATTCTGGTGGATTACGGAGAGGACACGTTAGGGATTCCTTTGGATTGGAAGATTCCGCATCCGAACGCCTACTGGGCCTTTGACACGCACATCGATGAAAAGGGATTCACCTATCGCTTGAACCGGGCCAAACAGTTTGATCATGTTTTTCTTTGCCACAAAGCCCAGATCAACGATTTCATCCGCGGCGGGATTGAACACGACCGCATCCATTATTTGCCGGTGGCCGCTGAAATCGATTGTTACCGGCCGTATCCCGTCATGCCGAAATGGAACTGGTCGTTTATTGGTCACTTTAACTCTCCGCACCGGATAGATCTATTGGATCGGTTCATTCGGGAGTTTGGGTTAGGAGACCAGAAAGGGTATGTGGGGTATCGCATCCCGCAGATTCAGGGACACTGTGTATTGGATGACGCTGCCAAGAAGTTTTCGATGTCACGAGTCACTTTGAATTATTCGATTCGTTCAGACCTTGCCATGCGCGTTTTTGAGACGATGGCCTGTGGGACTTGCCTTTTAACCGACGACATCCCCACGATTAGGGAATTGTTTAATGACGGAGAACATCTGACACTTTTTACGTCGATTGATGAGGCAGTTGTAAAGTATAAATTTCT